AACCTCAGAAGGCACTACAGGGACCAGCCCCGCCTGGTGTGGAAGATCGCTGATGCTGACTGCCTTTACCTCGATCTATACGACAAGCGGATCAGGTTCTTTCACGGTGATTCCGTCAAATACAACGGTGGCGCTGCCGGCCCACTCTGGAACGTGGACAAGCACGTTAAGAACCTCGATCAAAGCATCCCAGCCGATAACACCTTTCACGGCCACTTCCATACCCTCAGCTTCGGTAGGGCTACCGGCAACGGCAGCCTCCCCGGTTGCGCCCCCTATGGGCACCGCCAGGGCTACAGGCCCGAGCGACCGCAGCAGGGAATGAGATTCCTGCACAGCTCTATGGGTTTCGTTGGTTCATTCCCGGTCTTTACCGAGTAACACTTTGTCCTATCGGATTGAAGGATCAGAGCTTGTTTCCAAACGTGTCACCAAAAACAGCTTCAGGCGAGAGATCATCAACGGCTGGGAGGGTTGCTGCGCCTACTGCGGCTGCCAACCTGAAAAGGTCACACTTGATCACGTCATCCCTAAGGCCAAGGGGGGCACGACCAATCGCGCCAATCTTGTCCCGGCCTGCGCAGAGTGCAACGTCTCCAAAAATCACTGCGATGTGTGGGCCTGGTATCACGCGCAACCCTTCCACACCGCTGCGAGGGAGGAGCGGATCAGGAGCTGGCTTGACCCTGAGCTAGCTACTTCGCCTTCATGCCCTTGGCAGCCCTTGGCTTCTTAGGCGCGGCCTGCTTCTTGCCCTTCGGCGCTTTGCCCATCGCCATGGAGCCCTTACCTGCCTTGTTGTTGTACACGGTGTCACCGCTGACTACCTGAGGTTTCCTGGCCGGAAACCTGAGCCAGATCGTGCGGCGCCATGGCCATCCCCGTGCTCAACAACCTGTGGCGGATCACCCCCAAGGACGACCGTGAACTGATCCGGGGCTATGCGGGCTGGCCCTTGTCGGTGAGCAACCTCACCGAGCTAACCGCGATTCTCAACCGAGTAGCGATCACCTCAGCCCCTGCTGTTCGGCAGCTACAGCAATGGATCGACGAGATCGAGACCCTGGAGAGCGACTACGCCGACCAGGTGGAGAGCGGAACAGCGCACCTCAACAATGCGGCGAGCTACGAAGGCCCAACCCCTGGCAAGACCCTCAGCCGCGACGACCTGAAGAAGAAGGCCGACGTACTGGAGTGGGACACCAGCCTGCTGCGGGTGAAGTACGAGAGCGGCGGCGCTGGTGGGACGGCAGGCGCCGTGCTCGGCGGTCGTATGGCCAGCTTAAAAGGGCGGATCTTCCAGACCCTGGGCATCGAGCCGGTCAGCGGCGCCGGAAGCGGCATCGCAACCCTGGTTCGTAGCTGATGGCTACCGACTTCGCCCCTTACGCCAACCTGCGGATGCTGTGGCAGCCGCCGGGGACGATCACCAACTTCCGGGCGGGGGTGCCTGCTGCTGGCCCTGCGGTGGTGGTTGAGGCGTTCGCCAAGGCTAAGGGCCGCAGTGAGCAGGATCTACCGGGGGTCAAGGCTGGTGATCTGATCCTGGAGGGCTACCTGACCCGCTGGGCGCTGCTAGGCAACGCAAGCTGGCTGGTGGCCGGTGCCTCGCTGGCCTGGAACGACACGGGCTACAGGCCTACTGGGATGCTGCCAGGCGCTACCGGGCAGGCGGTGCTCACGAACCTCACCGTGCTGCCCACGTTGGCCGATGGTGCCGAGCAGGGGCAACTGCGGATCCTGGAGCTGAGCCAGCCGTTCGGGGTCGGCGGGATCGGGATTGAGCTACGCGAGGCCCTGGGGGACAAGTTCAGGGCGGCCCTTTCCACCGCGATCTAGCCATGAGCATCCGGGTAGAAACCACGGTGAGCGGCCCCGGCCCTGGGGAGCTGAGCGGGATGCTGCAGAAAATCAGCCGCGAGACCCTTGCTGAGCTGTTCGGTCGTTATCAGGCATCGTTCAAGCCCTCGGCGTGGAACTGGCCACGGGATACAAAGCGCCGGGTGGGCACGGTCGGGAGCCCGCGCAACATCGTGGACATCGGCACCCTGCGCCAAAGCGGCACCTACACCTTTACCGACTCCTACAGCATGGAGGCCCGCTGGAGCGCTAATTACGCCACCGCCGTGCATGAGGGGGCCCGCCTCCGCAATGGCACCATCCTCCCAGCCAGGCCCTGGACCGATGCGGTGAGGGGCACGGTGCAAGCCTCGGGGATCAAGCCATACCCTCTCGGTGATCGGCTGCGCACGAGGATTCAGAGGGCAATCACAGGCCTGTAAGCCGGAAAGCTAAGCCGTTCGGTCAGGCTGACCCGTGCCGCTTCCCTTTGTCACCGCTCCAGAGATCAAGGTCGAGCAGGTTGGGGACGAAACCACGGGCATCCTGCAATTCCCTGTCTTCAATGCCTTACTGGCCGGGGAGCGGATGCTGCTCGATGAGATCGACTACCAGAGCACGGTGAACGAGCAGACCCACCGCCTCGCCAGCATCATCCGCGAGATGGACGATCTACCCGAGGCTGATGCCAACCTGGTGGCCGCTCGCCTAATGGCCCGCCACATCGGCATCCCGGTGGTCCTGGAGCCCAAAGAGGATGCCATCCGGCAAAGGGAGCATCGCTTGATCCGTGAAATCGACAATCGCCTGTCCCTACAGAACGAAGCTCAGGTCACCCGCCTTGTCACCGCCGCGATCGTCTACCGCCTCGGCAAGGTGGACCCCGACTGCGCTGTGTGGACCGATGACGACACCCGCAGCCTGACCGAGCCGCTCCGTAATGCCATCTACGCCTTCATGCTCAAGGAGCAGCGTGGTGGGGCGGCACCGGCTGATCCTGCGGCGGCGCTGCAACTGATGGCTGACAGCCTGGGAAAGCCCAACCTGCTCCCACCGACTGGGGAGCCATCTTCTGGCGCCTGCACGATCTCTGGCCCCACAACCCAGCCTTCACCCGCGAGCGATTCGCCTGGTGCCCTGAAACCTTCATCTGGGAGGCGCTCGACCAAGGCGCCCGCCTCTTAAGGGAACGGCTCCACGCAGCAGAGCGGCCGATCGCCAACCTCCACGCCTGGTACGCCACCGCTCACCGTGACCTTGAGCAGCGCCGCGAACCGTTCACCATGGAGGAGTTCTGCTGGTTCACGCCGCCCAAGGATCAAGGCAACGCCGAGGGCCCTCCTGCTGAGGCCGGAGCAGCGATGCTGGCCCTGTGCGAGCAACGCCAGGTGCCAGGGTTCGCGATGGCTTTCTACGACGCTCTTGCCACAGCCGGGGAAGGAACGCCTCCGCCAACACCGCTAGCCTTGCTGGCAGATGATGCCCTACTGCTCGCCCCAATCGAGCACCAAGGCGGCTGGCGGGGGCTCCTGCTGGCAGAGGACAGCGCAGCGGGGCAGGAGCGAATCTTCAGGTTGGCGGATAATCCGCAGCGGCTGGTGACCCTAGTGGTGCCGACCGTTCCCGATGCTGCAGCGCCAGCATGGGCGGCGGCAGATTCATGGCTGCCCATCGTTCAATCTCCCGGTAGCACACCTCCACCGCCTGAGCTGCTGCCTGAATCGTTGTGAAGTAGCCAAGCGACCACCGCCTCCCAGCCCACCACACGCGGGCCTGATAAGGGCGCTTGCTGGCATGGGGGCAGTGAGAAACGCCGCGAGGGTAAGAAGCCATGCCAGAGCTTTCCCGTCTAAGCCGCCAGCAGGGCTTAAGCCGTGGGGAAACCTGCGGCGTAACGCACCGGCAGTGCCGGAACGATCAATGCCCCAAACGTGGGAACAGGCTTATGGGTTTAGGTTTTTCTTTACGCCGATGAAGTCGGCGTCAGTTGACCTGAGCACTGTGACTGGCGGTGGCCTCGGTACCGGTAAGTTCATCAATAACACCACCACGCAGAACGCCACCGCCACGGTGATCACCGCCGGAACCGGTGACACCTTCGCCCTCGGGGTCGGCACCAAGGCGATCACCAATGCGGTCACTACTACCACCACCGCAACCCTGACTTTCGCGGCTGCGCACGGCATCGAGGTAGGCAAGCGGATCGCCGTCAAGGACCTGCCTGCTCCCTTCACCACCCTCAACGGGTCGTTTGTGGTGACAGCGGTTACGACTGCTTCACCGTTCACCCTGACCTATGCCCTGACCGGTTCCGCGATCACCACCGCTGCCGTAACCGCTGGTGTGGTGGCCCCTTCGCTGCTGCTCGATGGCACCGATGCTCCGTTCCGTCTGTTGGGACTGACCAACATCCAGCCGAACAACAGCACCAACAAGGAAAGCGTCATCATTTACGATGACGAATCGGGCAGCTATGACACCCCGATTCCCCTTTCGCGCACCAAGGACTGGAGCCTTGAAGGTGCGATGAACTACGCCGACCCCGCCTGGCGGGCGATGCGCTTCTGTGAGGAGTACAACGTCAGCGAAAAGCTGATGGTTAAGTACGCCGTCATCGGCCCCAACAATGGCAAGCAGGTGGAGTACGGCTACGGGTTCTTTGAGAACTACCAGCCCCAGCAGACGGCTGGCACTGTGATCAAGTTCCAGGTGAGCCTGGCCGGTTACGGCAAGGTGGGCCTCGACCTGCTCTGATCATGGCGATCACTGTTCGGGGGGAGATGTTTCAGGGTTACAACAAGCCCAAGCGAACCCCCCGGCACCCAACCAAAAGCCATGCCGTGCTGGCTAAGGAGGGTGAGCGGATCCGCTTGATCCGATTCGGGCAACAGGGTGTCAAAGGTGCCGGTGACCGACCGCGCAGCAAGGCCCAGCAGGCCCGCCGTGCGAGCTTCAAGGCCCGCCATGCCGAGAACATCGCCAAGGGCCCGATGAGCGCCGCCTACTGGGCCGATAAGGTCAAGTGGTAGCTGAGCAAACAACGGGAATTCCGGTGTTTGAAGCGATGGCCCCGGTTCTGCCGGGGCTTTTTTGGCTGCCGGGAAAGCTGAGGCATGACACTGCCCACGACCGCCCAAGGCATCTACGACCTGCTGGTGGGCGATGCGGTTGTGGCAGCGGCGCTAGGCACCTACACACCCCGAGGGGGCACGGCGATCCCTGCCATCGCTGTAGTGCGGCGCAACGAGTCGCTGCCCGAGGGGCTGGCGGTGACCGGCCTGGAGGTGGTGATCCTCAACAACCCGGACTACACCACCGAAGCGATGCTCACCGGGGAGCAGTCGCTGAACCCACAGTTCAGGCTGTACATCAGCGAGTGGTCACCAGCAAGCGGCCTGCTGGCCCTCCAGGCGCTGACCCAGCGGATCATCTCCCTGCTGCCGGGGTGCCGTGCGGTGCCGATCAGCGGTGATCAGCGCGGGCAAGGAGACCCAAACGGGCAGGGGCTTGGGGTGCTGGATCAGTACGCCATCGCCTGGAGCAACCCAACCCAGTACGTCGTGACACCAGGAAGCTGAAATGGCAAACGAATGGGTCATTAAGGTCACAGCCGATGTCAAAGGCGTGCTCGATGCCTCGCGGCAAATCGGGCAGGCCGGAAAGACGGCGGGGCAGGAGTTCCAGGCGGGCTTTGCTGCTAATGACAAGCTGCTGGAGCGGCTGCAAAGCCAACTGAATGAATTAAGCCAAGACCTAGGCAGAACAGCGAATGGCTCAAAGACGGCAGGGCAAGAACTCCAAAAAGGTTTTAGCGGCAGTGGCGCTCAGGTTGAAGGCGTAAGAAAGAAAATTGCGGAGGTAAACAAAACACTAGGAGGAACCGCTGCTGACGCAAGCGCAGCGGGTAACAGCTTAAGGCAAGGGTTCAGCGGCAACCAAAATACAATAGGTGGGCTAAGAAACAAACTTACAGAGCTGAATCAAACACTAGACAAATCGTCAATCGGTTCGAGGGAGTTTAAGCAGGCTCAGAAAGAGATTGCTGAAACACAGAAGCAGGTAGATAAAGCATTAGGGCAAACAAGCCTGGCCGCTAAGGCTTTTGGCGGAGTACTGTCGGGATTGAGCGCAATCGGGATTGGCGCATCAATAGTTGGATTCTTTAAGGGCTCGGTCGAAAAGGCTGTAGAGCTTGAAACGGTTACTCGCAAGCTCTCCAATACGCTCGGCGCCCAGGGGACAGCAGGAGCACTCAGCTTTGCCCGTGAAACCGCCGACACTCTGGGCCTGTCGTTTAGGGATCTGGCCAGCAACTTTGGCAGCTTCACTGCGGCGGCCACTGCGGCTGGCGTACCGATCAAGCAGCAGAAGGATCTATTCGGGGCGGTTGCCAAGGCTGGCCAGGCGCTGGGCCTGTCCAATGACGAGATCAGCGGCAGCCTCCTGGCCCTGCAGCAGGTGGCGTCAAAGGGCACCGTGTCAATGGAGGAGCTGCGAGGGCAGCTCGGAGAGCGGCTGCCGATTGCCCTGGCCGCTACAGCCAAGGGCCTCGGGATCAGCCAACAGGAGCTAATCAAGCTGGTGGAGTCGGGGCGGCTCACGTCTACCGAGTTCTTCCCGGCCTTAACCAAGGGCCTTAACGACCTTACGGCAGGCGCTGGCGGGGTGCCCACGGCAGCGCAGAACTTTGCCAAGCTGCAAAACGCTTTTGATGATCTGCAAGCGAGCTTTGGAACCAGCTTGCTGCCAGTGATCACCAAGCAGGTAGCAGACCTAGCCGGAGCCCTAGAGGGGCTGAAGGTTGACATATCAGCAAGGGACCTGCGCCAATCGTTTGGCGTAACGGCTGACGAGGCAACACAGCTAGTCGGTGTCCTCAAGAATATCACGAAGGAATTTGGCCTAAGTGATAAACAGGCTAAAAACCTGCTTAGTAATGCCATTGCTAATACAGGCGCCAGCCGTGATTGGTTTGGTGAATTAAACCTAGGAGGTGAGCAATTTGCCCAAATTCAAACTGAGATCCGCACCCTAGCCAAAGACTTTGCATCAACGCAGCGCGATACCATTGCACAAGCCAACGCTGCCGCTGCTATTGATGGTCAGCGACTGACAAAAGCAAAAGAGCAAAATGCAGAAAAAGCTAAGGAGCTGGCAACCCAGGGGCAACTTGCGGAAGCGGTAGGAAAAACATTGCAAGCGGAGACCAGCGGGCGTGTTTCTGCTCAGCAAGCCAGCGTGGATCTTGGCCAAGCCCTAATCAACTTAGAAGATTCGCGCTTTAGCATCATTCGCAATCGCAATAGCTTTGAGCTGAAAGATGCCCAAGAGCGCAAAGCAAGCGAAGCGGAGCTAGATGCAATCAAGCGCAAGGGTGAAGCAATAGAACAAGCGGCACTGAACTTTAAGTTTTCGGCACTAAAACAACAGCAAGCCTTACAGAGGGATCTGGTTACCCTACAGCAGCAGCAAGTCACATTAGATGCCAACCTGGGATCCAATACGGCAAGACTAGAGGTAAAGAAAGCAGAGCTGAAGCTAGAAGCAGCATTGCTCACGGGTAATACACAAGCCAGGCAAGAGGCAGAGATAGCCCTGGAGATCGCTCAACTTGGCCTGACTGCTGCTGATTCTAAGTTGCAGATCCTGGCCAAGACGCAGCCGATTGAGCAGAAAATCGCCAACGCAAATAACGAAACGGCCCGCAACGTCATCATTGCCGAGGCTGCGTCTAAGGGCCTGACCCTTGCTGCTGACGGCACCTTCAAAGCCACCAAGGCCACCGCCGACCAGTTTAAGAGCGTCGGCAACTCCCTGAAGGTGCCCCTAGCTCAGCAGGGTGCCTTCGCCCAGTTGGCCAGAGACGTAGGCCTCCGGGTACGTGATACCGGCAGGGGCTACTACGAGATCGGGCAGGCCCTGGGCAAAGGGGTAGGGCCTGCTGCAAACGACATCAAGGACTTCATGAGCGTGGCAGCCAAGGCCACGCAAGGAGCCAAGACGCAGGCATCAGGCCTCGCCAGCAACATGGACAGGGCTGCTGGTGCCGCCGATAGCTTCTACCGTTCCCTAGCAGCAGCCTCCGGCCTCCCCCCCGCTCGCTTCACGGGGGGCCCTGTAGATGCTGGTCAGACCTACCGAGTGAACGACGGCCCGAGCGGTATGAGCCTCGGCCAAGAGGCGTTCCTCTCAGCCTCTGGCGCCCTGTCATTGATCAACCGGCCCGCTAACAGCCTGTGGCAGGCCCCCTCCCGAGGCACCGTGATCCCGGCTGGTATCACCAGCCGCCTGAAGGAATCCGGGGCCCTGAGCGGCGGTGCCGGGGTGCTACGTGGTGGCTCCGATCCGGCGATGGCCCATCTGGCCCTGGCGGTTGGAAACCTGAGCCAGGAAGTGGCCGAGCTAAGGCAGAAAGCGTGGAACGTTTCGGTCGGGGTGCGCGGGGATGGATCCGGCCTGAGGCTGCAGCAAGCCATGGCGCGGATGCGTTGAGGGTGACCTGATGGCCCTGCAGCTCAGCTACGGAGCCTCAACCCTGACGCTGCGCTACCTGCAGGCGCAGCCGATCGGTTATGCCGAGGCCGAGACGGAGCAGGGGCTGACGGCAAGGCGGTTCAGCGTGGCGGGGCTTTGCACTCCGGCGCAGTGGGTGACCTGCTGCAGCTTGTTTGATGCGTGGCAGGCGGCCAAGATCCAGGAAGCGCCAACCCTGACCAGCCGTGCTGTGGGGGCCACCGCAACGTTGACCTGCTCGGCCCACGGCCGCAGTGTCACCAGCCTGGCGTGCTGGTTCACCGGGGCGCCGGTTGGCGAGACGGTGGCAGGCGGAGCGTGGGTGAAGGTGTCGTTCACCCTGATCGACGCCGCTCAGCAACTGGCGGTGCTGCTACGGCAGAGCGAGAAGGGCCGCCTAGGTGGTGATGCCTTCCTTCCTGCCTACGGCTCGATCACGCTGGGCACCACCACGCTTGCCCTGCTCGATCAACCCGAGGGCTTTGAAGATGGCCCGACGCTGGAGCCCACCAGTACCGGGGGATTCGTGGCACGGGGGCCCCTGGTGGCTTCTGAGGTGCGACTCGTTCGGGGGGTCACCAATTCCGCTGGCTGGACGGCGGTAAAGGCCTGGTTCGCCACCACCATCGCAGCTCGCCCTAGCTCTACTGATTTCTGGCCGGTGGGTGAGCTGGGCCTGGAGCGGGATCAGATCGTGAGCGGCGGGGCAGTTGTCGAGCGGTACATCGTGACCGTGAAGCTCAAACGGAGGGCCTCCTGATGCCAGCGGCACCGGTTGACGTTCGCGCCCAGGTCTTCAGCAACCTGGGAACCGTGATCAGCGGGCAGCTCTCCGATGATCCGGTGGCACCGGGGGTGGGCCTGCTGCGAACACGGGGGGAGGTGGTGATTGGCGGCCTGATTCAGCCTGCTAAAGGCACCGAGTTGAAACTAGGGGTGCGCTCACCCGGCGGGAGGCTGACGCGGTTCCCCAGGCGCCTGCGGGTGATCAAGGCCGATAGCGACCCGATCAACAACGAAACCACCCTTACGGTCGGGTGCCTGCTGGCCCTGCGGTGGGAGCTGGTGCAGCCGGAGATTTACTACGCGGTCGATTACCCAGCCTGGACACCGGTCGATGTCGCGGCAGGGTCAACGCCACTGATCTGCTTCCTGAGCAGCGTGGTAGCCGTGTGCCTGGATCGCTGCTCGATCACGCAAGCCACCAGCAACCCAGCGATCACCTCCGCTAAGGCTGTGGCCAGCATCGACCTATCCGATGGCTACCTGGAGATCGCCAGCAAGATCATTGCAGAGGCGGGTCTGTATGGCTTTATCAATGCTGAGGAGAAGCTACGGCTGCGCCGGGTGCTTGCTCCTGCCAGCAAGGGGCCGTTCCTGACGATCAATGACACCATCACCATTGAAGCGATCGGTAACCCCCCGCCACCTGAGCAAATCACGATCAGCTACGGGCAATCGGTCTGGCCCACAGTGGAAACCTCTCCCAACTACAAGCCCAAGACGCCGGGTGATGAGGCGTACACCTGGAACACGGGGACCAACTGATGCGGAACTGGACCCTACAGAAAACGATCAGCCCGGCTGAGACTTTTTTGGTTGATTACAAAATCAAGGTGGGTGATTCCACGCAGATCCGAGTTGATGAGGTGAGCTTTGCCCCAACATCCGAGGTGGTGACTGAATATACAACGCTGGTATATGTCGATAAAGACGGCAAAAAGCAAAGCCAAGACGTTGTAGCGAATACCATTTCAACCACGACAACCTGTGTTGGGGCCGCTAACCCGACCCGCTGGAAATCAAAGCTAGAAGCAGGCAGTCCAGCCTTCCCTGGCGCGGTACTGGTCAAGCGAATCGAAACATTTAACAAATACATCATCACAGAAGACGGGCCCGTAGAACGGGAGATCACAACCTTTGAGTACGAACCCACCATCGCCTTTGCCGGTGGCCTAGCGATTGAGGACTACAAAAACATTGACCTTGGCGTGGGCAACATCCTGCTGCGTAAAACGATTGTCGAAAAGGAGGAGAACAAGGCAGCCGATTTAACATTGCAGCTCACAACCATCTACCAGGCGTGGGGAACTACTGCGGTTGGCAAGACTGTCGCCTCTGTGATCATGGCAGGCCTTAAGAGGGCTGCCGATGCTGATCGGATCAGCGGCACCTACGCCCTCGTCAACCGGATGAGCGCCCTGGTCTGCAGTGGGGTGGAGAAGACCATCAACATTGGCCGGGGCCTCGCTCCTTCCCAGCCCACCGCCTTGGATCAGCAGAACGACGGCCTAAGAGGCATCCAGGATTCCCTTAACAGCAACGGCGGCTGGCTTCTTAACAACCCCAAGGGCAACGCCTACAAGAGCCAGCTCGTTGATCTGTCGTTCGGCTCCGACGGAATCAGCAGTACCGATAAATATGACATGGAGTACGCGCCAGACAGCTATCTGCGCCCCTCTGATAATGCTGGTGATAACGGGACGGGATTGAGCTACGTCTACGTCTCCAGTGCTGCTGCCGCCTATGAATATGGCCGGGCCGTGTACGCGATCCTTTCAGGGATGGCCAACGGCAAGAGCCTCACCACAGAGCTGCGCAACCTCCCCAGCGAGCCGATGGGCACCCTGTACCTGGAGGCGGCGGGCACGGTCGGGCGGTTTCGCGCTAACGGCACCACCTTCGCGTTTGATTCCCAGGGCCTGGTCGTTGGCTGTGACGCGATGCTCGATGGCGGGGCTGGCCTGGTGGCCAATGCAACCGGTGCCGATTGGTTCCCCATGATGGTGCCAGCCACCAACCTGCCCACCGTGACCCCGGCAGCGAATAACAGCCCAGCCCTGGCCAACACGATCAACGCCCCGAGCGGCTTTGACCCGATGGCTCCGGGGAACATCTGGGCCAGCTTCGGGACCGCTGGCGTGGAGGGGGACATTTATGCAGTGGAGCTGACCAGGAGCAGCACGGTGGGAGCGGTGGCTGAGAACGTGCAGCGGGAAAGCGTCAGCCGCTCACTGAGCTGGCTGCTAGAGGCGCCCTACAACGTGACCCCGGTGAGCGAAACCATCGTCAGTGTGGCAGTTTCCAGCGTGACGCTGAAGGTCTTTGTAGAGCTGATTGCAGGTAGCGGGTCTGGGGTAATCGCGGATCTTTCTAGTGCCCCCAACCCCTACACCTTCACGGGCGGAAGCACAAAGACATTTACGAATTTAACCGGCTGGCTGTTTACGGTTAGTTCATCAAAGGTAATCCAAGCGGTTGGCTTCTATGATCACCAGCAGAATGGTTTGTCAGGAAGTTATGAGATTTACCTAGAAGAGCTTGTTAACCCGGCAAACATCGGGGCAGGTTCTCAAACAATCGCTTTTACCGCTAACGGCCAAACAGATTATGTGGCAGTCAGCAACAGCTCGACACTTAGCGGGGTTTGGCGCACAGCAAATCTTCCGACTACCGGCGCAACGCTTACTACCAATAAAACTTACTTGCTAATCGCTGCTTTGATATCAGGTACGGCAGACGAAATGATTAAAAATGCGACATCTGTTGCGCTTGCCCCAAATGTTAACTACGTGCAAAATTTTGATTCTTATGCCACAGGCTCTACAACCGCAGCGGATGGCATCGGTTACTTTGGTCCGATGATTTTCTTTCAGTAACCGGGAAACCTAAGACACCAGGGCCCATGTCTAATGCCAGTCGCTATGATCCAGACCCCGTTTGAGGCGGGTCGCCTATATGCCAATGACTACGCGGGCAAGAAGGCGCGGCTGTGCTTGGCTACCACTGCTTCTGGCTCACCTGGGGCTAGCTCAACTACGGCCCAGTGGGATGCTGTAGAGCGCAGCGGTAACGGCTATGTCCGGTGCGAGTGGACAATTCCATCAGGCAGTTTTAACGCCACCACCGATCGCTTTGAGGCGGGAGCGCAGGAGTGCGTGTTTAGCGCCTCTGCCGGAGGCGCGGGCCTAACTTGGAACGCTGCCTACCTAGTCATCGGCACCTTTAGCAGCGGCACCGTGACGTGGAGCGCTGGCGTTTCGTTCTTGCTTGCCGAGAGCCCCAGCATCAGCCTGGCAGCAGGGACAAGTCGCACCTACACGGTCAGAATCTTCACTGATGGTTTTACGGTCACGGCCTAATCGGGAAAGCTCCATTAAGCGGTAGCACCTATGGACGTTCTGATCTCACCGGATGCGCTAGGCAGGCAGGCGCAGCTCACCTACGAGGGCAAGGCGTACAAGATGCTCCTGGCCTACCGTAATGGCACGGTGCTAACCCAGGCCAGCCTGATGAGCGCCTGGAACGCCGTGAAACTCTCGACAGGCAACGGCTACGCGGAGGTGACCGGAACGATTGGCACCGGCAGCTTTAACAGCGGCAACGCCCGCTATGAGCTGCCGCAGTTTCAGTTAGCCCTGACCGCCTCGGGGAGCGGCTTCACCTACGACGCGATCGTGCTGCAGGTAGACAACAGAACCTACCCGGATCGAGTGGTGCTACTGCCAACACCTGAAACGCTGCAGGCGGGGCAGAGCAAAACCTACGTGCTGCTGCTAGCCCAAGGATGAGCCTGATCGTTGACATCAACCCGGTGCCTTGGAGGATCCTGGACCTGGTGAGGGCTCGGATCCTTAGAAACCGGGCGAAGAAGGCTAAGAAAGGAATGAACTGGTCTAAGGAAACACTAAAGCGGGAGATGAGCCTGCATCCAGGGCCATTGTCCAGGAAAAGAAAAGATGAACCAAGTTTTGTGGAATCAAGAAGATTTGTGACATACACCATTGAAGGTCTAAGAAGATATTATAGCTTTCAAAGCTATCGAGGAAGCGAGAAGAAATATACGGAAACTTGGACTATATACGTGGATTGGGAAGGCCGAAAAAAGAAGACAAGCGAGGAACAAAATCAGCCAATACTTAGGCTTACTTTTTACAATTTTCTTCGGGACCCACGGGACCCTCTTTATTCGGATTACCAAGGCCCTAACGTAGACACGATTTACCTGTCTAGATTTGAAAATTTAGAAACAGGTGACGAGGGGTTGCCGCTTATTGTCACTTCTACGGCGCGAACATCAGATATCACTGCTAGTCCACCATTTCTTGGAAGAGAGGCGCGTGCCTTTAGCATTAAGCCTCCTTTTGGCCTAGACGACTTTCCGGAAACTGATTACGAAAGATTCAATGACAAAAGTGGCTTAAGTATTTTTCAGGTAGCCGATGAGTACTACCACCCTAGCATTGTATTTGGCTACCAAGCGGCTATTATGTCAACTAGGCATAATCCGCTTCAGGCTTGGACTCTTGAATCACCCAATAATCCCAATTCTGGCAGCTTCCAGTACTTGCGTGCAGCAACTACAGCATCTAACCCCCTGCAAAATGAATATGATATTTCCAAACTTATAGATGCGCCAGGTTACGTCGATACTCATTCACTTTCTTTCCCGAGTGAAAGCTGCCCGACCGGCTTTACTGACTCTGGCATTGTGTATGAAATGAACATAACACAGCCAATATACGCTGGCGGCAATCCACTTGTAATAACCGCTTCACCCCTTACTTATTTGATAGAAACTGTTGCTGCACCACAGGTAACAGGCGGAACAAACTGGTCAGTAACTTGGATAGACCCAAACGGATTGCAACAAACCTTTGCTAGGGATTCGGGGGGTTTTCAGCCAGATTCATTTTTTAGCAGTAAAGGATTCACGCCACCCTATGTAGTCTTAGACTATGTTAAACAGATTGGCACAATCAGAGATTGCAAGATTTCCAAGATTATTGATCCATGACCACCCCCCAACCCCCATCCCTAGAAACCCTCCTAGAGACGGTTCAAACCCGGCAGCTCGCCAACCGCATGGCCGCTGCCGAACGCGAGCAGGAGCGCCGCCAGCGACCTAAGCCACAGGGTCACCGCTAAGCCGGAAAGCTCCGGGGTAGTTCGCGGGCGTGATGCCCCGAAGCATGACCACACGATGGTTTGAAACGCTCCACAGCCCCGAGACTGGCAGTGAGGGCGGAGACGGCACCGGGGCCGGTGCAGGAAGCACTACCGCTGCCGGTGCTGATGGCGATGGTGAGGATGATGTATCCCGCCTGCGCCACACCCTGGACCGTGAGCGCAATGCCAACCGCGAGAAGGACCGCAGGCTAGGGGCCCTGGAGGCGCAGCTTAAGGAGCTGACCACCACCAACCCTGATGCGGTCAGGGCTGCTGAAGCGAAGGCCCAGCAGGCACTGCAGGAACGGCAACTGATCGAGGAGCGTTCCCGCCTGGAGCGCGAGCAGATCGAGTCGAAGTACAGCACGCAGCTCCAGCAGGCCAATGCTGAGCTGCAGAGCGAGCGAGAAGCCCGCCAGCGGGAGCTGGTTAGGCAGCAGGCCGAAAAGGCGTTTATCGGCGCTAAGGGCTCGATGGTGGCCAGCACCATTGACGGGAGCACCCCCTTCGATTCGATCTGGTCCCGCTTCGGCCCGCATTTCCGCATCGAAGACGGCGCCCTGGTGGTGGTGGATGCCAAGGGCAACCCGGAGATCGACAGCGAAACCGGCAAGCGGTTTGAGCCGACCAAGTGGCTAGGCCGCCTGCAATCCGATCCGGTGTGGGGCCGCAACTTTGAGCCCGCTATGGGCAGCGGCAGCGGCGCCCGTAGCAGCCGGGATGGCCGGGTGAGTTCCGGTAAGGATCTGATGGCGCAGCCCCTCGGCTCGCTGTTCTCGGACGCCTTTGGAGGCGCGGCTTAGAAGGCCGGGAAAGTTCGATCAGCAGGAATCGGCGGACGGCGTGATGCCTAAGCCGGTTCCACACCAATCAGCAAGGCGTGATGCCCTGCCGTGAATCAACCGGCGTGATGCCATCCCCGCCCTTCACCTGATTTCCTCTAATGGGACTCACCATTCTGGAGGCCGCCAAGCTTGAGACTAATCCTCAACGGGTGGCCGTTATTCGTGAACTCGCCGAAAGCGAGCTGATCAGCATCATGCCGTTCCGCAATGTGCAGGGCGGTCTGGACTACGCCGTGGAAGCTGAGCTTCCCGCTGTTGGCTTCCGTGGGTACAACGAGACCTACGACGAGTCCTACGGCGTCATCAATCCCCAGTACGAGCGCCTCAAGTTCTTCGGTGGCGACATCGACGTTGACATTCAACGCATCAAGAACTACGGCCCCCAGGCCAAGGCCGAGCAGATCCAGATGAAGGTGCGCTCCCTGCGCCTTACGTTTGAGGACTACGTGATCAACGGCGATGAGTCCACTGATCCCCGCGCCTTTGATGGCCTCAAGGCCCGCGTGAACGTCGGCAGCTCGCAGGCTGTCAACGTGAACGGCGCCCTCTCGCTCACGGCTCTCGATGAGCTGATTGATGCGGTGGATGGCGACGGCAAGATCCTGCTGATGAACAAGAAGATGCGTCGGCGCCTTTCGGCTGCCAGCCGCAACACCTCCATCGGTGGCTTTATGAGCTACGAGCAGGATGCTTTCGGACGTCGGGTGAGCTTCTACAACGATGCCCGCATCGTGGTGACGGACACCAACGCTCAAAACACGCAGATCCAAGGTTTCACCGAAACCTCCAGCTCCACCAGCATCTACTGCGTGGCGTTCGGCGATCTGCAGACCACCGGCATCCAGGGCCCCGCTGCTGCTGGCTACGGCATCGACATCAAGGAGTTCGGCGAAGTGTCCGATGCTCCTGTCGATCGCACCCGGATTGACTGGTCGGTTGGTATGGCGATCATGAACGGCCGCTCGGCTGCTCGCGCCTACGGGATCACCGATGCTGCGGTGACCGCTTGATCATCGCTTCATCTATTCATCCTCTGAGGTACTGATTCATGGCTCGTTCTACTGGTCTTGCCCCCCGGCGGGGCTATCAACTGGATGCTGACACCATCCTGCTGGGCGCCGTTAAGGCTGGCGCCCGTGGCCGCGCTGCGGAAACCCGCACTGGTGCTGCCCGTCTACTGCAGACCAACCTGGCTGCCAACGATGATCTCAAGCTCATCGTTGCTGGTGGCTCTAGCAACTCTGCAGGTGGCTACATCCTGCAGGCTGCCCATGTTGCTGAGGGTGCTGCCCTTAGCTCCGCTTCTGCCTACGCGAACATCGCTGTGGTCACCGCCGCCCCTGGCGTGATCAACGAGGTGGGAGTGACCGGCAAGGAAGTTCGCGAGGCCGTGCGGGTTGCCGGTTCGGTGACCGGTGATGTGCGGGTGGCTGCCGTTCGGGTTCGCCCTGGCACCGGCACGCTGAGCATCAGCAACGTGGCGCTTACCACCAACGTGGCGACCATCACGCTGAGCGCCGCTCACACAATGCTGGTGGGTGAGATCGTCACCGTGGGTTGCTCCAATCCTCTGGTGAATGGCACCTTTGCCATTAAGGCGGTGACTTCTACCACCTTCACCTACGACTCGGTTCAGAGCAACATCACCAGCGCCTCGGCAACTGGCACCGTGACCAACGGCGCTGCCGCCCCGGTCGGCACCAACACGGTGGCCCTGGTTCCTAGCGACTGATCAGGTAGGCGGTTTGCGTTTCCTGGGGCCTTTCGGGGCCCTTTTCACTTTGAGGCCCTATGAACTTCCCGATCGGTTACGGCATTGTTCTGGACCAACCTCAGCCGATAGCGGTTGAAGCGGTACCCCAGGAGCCCCCTGCTGAGCCTGCCTGCCCCATGCCGAAGCGCAAGAGGGCACGGGTGAAGGGCGGACAGTTTGCCGCTGATGACCCCACGACAGAGTCTGATGAGGCCTGGGCGGAAAGCTAGGCCAGAAGGAAGGGGCCATGGCTTGGGTTGAAGGCGAAACCTGGGAGATGGAGCAAGGCGTCGATGCGCTCAAGGTGTTTGAGCTGTACGCGAACACCGCCCAAACCACGCCGTGGTCGTTTGTCGGCTGGGATGTTAATGCCACCATCTCCGATGAGAAAGGACGGCTCGTTATTCCGGCCACGGTTGAGGCAACACCAGCCTCTGGAATTGTTCGGCTGATCGTGCCCGAAGCAACGGTGAACACCCTCAAGGCCGGCCGCACCTATCGCTACGACGCCCTCTTGATTCCACCTGGATCAGCCACGGCTGACGATCATTTCTTGGCCACAGGACCGGTGACGGTGGCACTACGAACAACTCGGAGGGACCAGCCATGACCTGCCCTGCGGTGGTGAGAGTCGCAATTCCGGGGACCACCGGGGCGCAAGGGGACAGCGCCTATCAAGTTGCTGTGCAACAGGGCTTTGTGGGAACCAAGGCCCAATGGTTGACCAGCCTGGCGGCCGAGGCAAATGGAATCGCCCTCACTCAGGCCACCAACGCCGCCACATCGGCTACGGCTGCAGCAGGTTCCGCAACGGCTGCAGCAGGCTCAGCAGCCACCGCCTCGGCCCAGGCCGCCATTTCCTCGGCGGCAGCCACGGCGGCGGGCACCTCAGCCACCACAGCAACAACCAAGGCGGGCGAGGCGGCCACCTCAGCCACCAACGCAGCCGGATCGGCAACGAGCGCAGCAAGCAGCGCAACGGCGGCAGCAGGTTCCGCAACCACCGCCTCGACCCAGGCCGGTAACGCCAGCACCTCAGCGACTGCCGCTGCAGGCTCAGCAACGACGGCCACCACCCAAGCAAGCAACGCGGGTGCCTCCGCAACGGCTGCCGCAGGTTCCGCGACGACTGCAAGCACCCAAGCCAGCAACGCCGCCACTTCTGCGTCTACGGCATCAACCAAAGCCAGCGAGGCGGGCACCTCAGCCACCAACGCGGCCACCTCCGCTAGCAGCGCCAGTGGCTCTGCAGCGACCGCCAGCACTCAGGCCAGCAACGCCGCTACCTCCGCAACGTCTGCAGCAGGTTCCGCCACCAGCGCCAGCGGTTCGGCATCTACAGCCACGACCCAGGCGAGCAACGCCAGCACCTCTGCAACAGCCGCAGCAAGCAGCGCCACTGCCGCGTCAGGGTCAGCAGCGACCGCCAGCACTCAGGCCAGCAACGCCTCAACGTCAGCCACCGCAGCGGCTGCTAGCGCCACATCGGCGGCCACTCAGGCAACCAATGCCGCCGCCAGCGCCACGGCTGTTCGCAATGCGGCAGCCCCGCTCCTATCCGCCTACTTCATGTAACCCCCATGGCCGCCAATCCCGCCTTCATCTCAACTGCCCGCCTCGGTGTGGCCAGTCTGTCGAGCGCCAATACCGCAATCGACGGCACCGGCACGATTACTGATCTGATCACTGGCGTTGCTGCTGGCACTCGGGTGCTAGAGATTGCCGCTCAATGCTCAGCCACCTCAGCGGCTGGCTTGATCAATCTGTTCCTCTTTGATGGCACCAACTGGACGCTGTTCGATCAGATTTCAATCTCAGCGGCCACAACCAGCACCAGCGTCAAAGGCAACCGCAATAACGCTACCTACATCAACCTTGTGTTACCTAGTGCTTCATGGAAGATTGGTTGCACCACAACCATCGCGCAGGCCATCAGGGTGATGGCGTTCGGTGGTGATCTGACATGAACCTAAGCGGCCTGGGCTATCCAGAGCAGCAGCGGACGCCAGAAGGCTGGCAATGGCCACGGGGGGTGAAGCGATTGGAGCGCCCCCGCTGGCCTCAGTCGGAGCGGCTGTATCAGTTGGCCCAGGCCTTGCCGTCATTGGATCTACAGTTTGCGGCTACTCGCAGCCTGGTTGATAACATCAGCGGGCAAAATCTGATTACGTTTACCCGCGCCAGCTCGGCTACTTATGCGGACCGTGACGGGATCCTGAAGACTGCAGCAACAAACGAGCCCCGGTTCGATCACAACCCTGCGACTGGGGAAAGCCTGGGGTTGCTGATTGAGGAGCAGAGGACGAATTTGTTATCGTATAGCGAGCAGTTTGATAATGCGGCTTGGGTTAAGCCAGCCAACACAACCGTAACCGCAAACACTCATGTTGCACCTGATGGAACTACTACGGCTGACACAATCAACGCCATTAGCAATCAAATACTTAGAAACGTTACCGTAGCCGCAGACACTACTTACACAGCAAGTATTTTTATAAGGAAAACTACTGGTGCAACTGTGTTCCCAATGGTATCCTTTTTATTAGCTCCTGCATATGTAGGCGAGCAAAAAGTATTAAATACAAATACAGGTAACGTTGTAACTAGAAATGCAGCGGCAAACACTGGAACACAGTGTGAAAGCGTTGGCGACTATTGGCGAGTTTTTGTATCTTCTAATGTTGGAACTAATACTACGTTTATCTATGAGATTTATCCTGCCGCAAGCACCGATGGATCAACTTACATTGCCGGCCTTTCTGGATCAATCGTTGCCTGGGGCGCCCAGCTAGAGCAAGGCGCCTTCCCCACCAGCTACGTCCCCACTACAACGGCTGCCGTCACTCGCGCCGCTGACGTGGCGAGTATTACGGGGGCTAATTTTAGTAGCTGGTATCGGCAGGGTGAAGGGACGTTGTTCTTCAATTTCAATACTCCTGCAAAAGCAAGCAGTAGCGGTCTTCAGCTTATATCTATT